TACTGCGCCAGCACCGCCGTCTGAGACGTAAATCATCTTCCCGGCAGCATGGGTAGGGCGGGTGGCGGTGGTGAATGAGCCGATGGTGATTGCGCCACTCGCACTCAACGACCCTGTTACTGAGAGGCCGGCTTGGGAGAGGGTGGCGAATGTTGCCCCACTCGCCAACAGCTTCAATGTGCCTCGATTCGACCCCATCTGCAAATCACCGCCATCGTGCTTGATGATGGACTGCAAAGCATTACCCGCTGAGGTGTTGAGACTGCAGGCAACATACCCGGTATCACTAGCATTTGACTGGAAGTAGGGTGCGGCGGTTGGGCCACTCGCACTCAACGAAGTAAAACTCCCCGCAGCAGGCGTGCTACCGCCGATCACCGTACCGTCAATCGTGCCGCCGTTGATGTCCAGGCTATCGACATTGCCGCTGCCGACAATGGATGCACCACCTACGGTTTTGATGTTTGTGCCGGATACGAGAACGTCTTGTTTGCCGGATAGGTCTTGGTCGCCGGTGTTGGTGCCGCTGAATGAAAGGTTGGGGACGTTGCCGAGGCCCACCATCGCTTTTGTCACGCCGGAGACCGTCCCTGTAAACGTGGGCGAGCTGATTGGCGCTTTGCTTGCAAGGGTTGCGGCAGCGTCAGCAGCACTCGCAGCGGCTTCACCTGCCTTGGTTGTCGCAATTCCAGCCTGCGTTGTCGCGATACCTGCTTGGGTTGTTGCCGTTCCTGCTTGTGCGCTGGCTGTACTTGCGCTTGATGCTGCGTTGTTGGCCTGGGTCGTGGCAAGTGCGACTTGCGCCGAACCATTGGTCGTGGCCAACCCAGCCTGAGTGGTTGCCAGTGCTACCTGCGCCGCTGCAAGCGATACCTGTGCCGCGCCGTTGGTTGTGGCTGCATCTGCGCTGGTGCTTGCTGCGCTTGCGCTACCCGATGCCGCAGACACGGCAGCGGCCAGCGCGGCCTCGTCCTGGTCAATGGCCAGAGCAAGCGCATTGGCCTGGGCCGACCATGCGTTGAGATCACCCAACGTGGCGAACGCCTTGAGGTTGAATGTCGCTGGGTTATCGGATGGCAGGGGTGGGTTGAACGTGACGGTGATGGTCATGTGAGACTTTCCAGTTCTATTGAGCAGTCAGACTGCGAAAAGTACGAAATGATGATTTCAAAGTTGCTGTAGAAGCCAAATACGCTCAGGGAGCCGTAGATGTCTGTTGCCACCCACAGGCACGGGGTTGAACGCAAATCGGCCAGCAGGGTGTAGGTGTTGTCTAGTTCTGAGTTGTCGATCACTGTGTCGATGTTGATGGTCTTGCTGTAGGCCCGCTGCACCAGCACGGTGTCGCCCCAATCGTTGCGCTCCTTGCGGCTGTAGTCCTGGATGCCAAGCCGTGCGCCGTAGTTCACGCCGCGCCCGATGGTGCGCTGGCTACCAAACACCAGTGCACCGATATAGGCCGCGCCGGAGCTTGTAAAGTCGATGCGCAGGGTTGCGCTCGGGTAGCTCGGGATGTCGTTAAACACGATTTGTGTTTGCTCTATGCGCAGCTCAAAAAACCATGTGTACCAACTTGATTCGCTGGGCGCTGGCATGATGTCGAGTGCGCCGGTATCGTGTACCACCCCAAATGTCGGGTCTGTTAGCCTTATGCGAATCGTCAGAATGCCGCTGATGTTGACGAGCGCCAGGGCATTTATGGCTTGTCCTGGCGTTATCTCGTAGTAGTCTGATGCGTCAATCTGGGTGCGTGTGGTGCTCGATAGGTCGAACAGTTTCCAGCGATTCGTAGCTTCTACCTCCACCCACCAAAGGGTTTCGGTTAGCGGGTCTTTGCCGGTATTCCCCGACTGCAGGCTTTGATAGACCTTGTGCGAAAGATGCACACGATCATCAAGTGTGTAGGTGGTTGAAGCGCTGTATGCACCGTAGGTTGACTCGGCAACGCTGGTGGCCGCTAGTGTTGCATCGGTAACTGCAATGCTTTTGATAACTTTCAGGGGAGTGGTCATGCGGTGACCCTTTCTTCTGGAATTCCTTTGCCATCCCACCGCTCAAGGACTTTTGTCATGCGTTGCTGCATCACGACCATAGCTCTGGCTTGCGCTTGGTTTTCCTCGCGCAGGGCTTTGATTTCGGCCACAAGGTCAGCGTTGTCCTGGCCGCGCCCGTACTGCGTGAAGTCGGGCATCTGCACCTGCACACCAAGGTCGCCGCTGCTTGTGCGGGTCAGCGGCATGATTGCCTCAGGCCCGGCTTCGCCCATTTGCGCCATGCTGAACAGTGTTGGCTCTGTCACCATGCCGTTGGTAAATGCCCCGCCGCTGGCAAATCCGAGAGCAGTCTTGGCATTGGCGATGACTTGCGCAGCCTGGGCTGCGGGTAGCGTATTTGGCGCAACTGTGAATGTGCTGCCCTTTCCGGTGTACTGCGTCATGACGCTCAACAACGGCCCCAAGCCGTAGTTGTACATGTCCTCTAGCTGGTCGTTAATCAGCAGGATGCCTGATGCCATGCCTTTGAACAGGCTTAATTCGGTTGCGTTCGGGTCAAATGTGACCGCTCCGCCCAGCGTTATGGTGCTGGACGTAGCGCCCGTTATTGCCCCAAGGAAACTCTTTTGTGCTGCTGTCAGGCTGGAGTCGTTGATCAGCGCGTTTATCGTCTTGCTGACAGTTTCCGTGTCTTGCGCAAGCACGGCAATTTGACCTGCGGTGAGCGCAGAGCCTGTAACGGCTTGCTCAATGATCTTGTAAACCGACTCGCTGCCCATGGTTAGCGCCTTGGACTGCTCCGCTGTCAGCGAACTGCCAAAGTAGGCGCTGAGCGTGACTGCCCGCGATGCCGTGCTGTTGGAGTTAAGCAGTATGGTTTTCTGCGCCTCTGTCAGGCTGCTGCTCATCACCGCGCTGATGGTGCTGGTGTAGTTTCCAACCCCGTCAAATATCACCGCCTTGAGCGCGGCTGGCATGGCCGCTGCCGCTGTGGCGGTAACCGTTGCAGCGTAGCCCCCAACGCCGTCAAGTATCAAGCCCTTGAGCGTCGGGCTGACTGTCGATGCCAGCACGGCCTGCACGGTGGTGGTGTATGTGCCGACCTGCCCAAGTGCAATGGTTTTAATGTCGTCTGGCAGTGCCGATCCCGCAACTGTGTCAACTGTCTTTGTGAGTGTGCTGGCGGTGGTAAGGGCTAGAGTTTTCGTGTCGTTGTCAAGCGCGGACCTGACAACAAAGTCAAAGTACTTTGTGAGCGTGCTTGCGCTTGTCAGGGCAATGGCTTTGATGTCATCTGGTAGCGCTGCGCCCACCAGGTAGTTGATGGTGTGGTTAAGCGTACTGGTAGTTGTAGTGGCAAGCGTTTGCAGTGCGTCTGGAAGGGTGCTACCAAGTAGGAAATCCACTGTCGTTTTGATCTGCCGAGCGCCGCCCAGGGCCAGGTCTTTGAGGTCATCTGGTAGGGTGCTGCCGGTGATGAAGTCGATGGTAGCGTCAACGTCGATTTTCAGATTGGCAAGTGCTATGTCCAGCGCGGTAACTGCTGCGGTCGTTGCGGCGGTGTTGTTTTTGATTGCTTCCAGTGTGGCCTTTGCCTCGGCTTCTGTTGCCAGCGCAGCGACAAGCGTCGCGGATGCTTCGGCGTATTGCGTGATCAGGTCGTCAATGGATTTTGTCAGCGGTGCGTTGATGGCATTGGCCACGCGCAGCGCATCAGCTAACGCGGTCTGTGCTGCTGCCAGTTCGGCATTGGCGGCAATGAGTGGGTCAGCGTCTTTGATCGCTGGGTCGTCTGGCGAGATCGACAGGCTTTGCGCAACCATTGCAGCGCGGTACACATCAGCAGCAGTGCGGGCTTGCGCTATGCGGGCCTCTGTGCCGGTGGCTGCGTTTTCTTTTGAGTACTCGATTTGTTTTGTCGCTGCGTCGGCCAGCCCGCCCATTGCGTCCTTGTCACCGGCCAGTGCTTTTGTAAGCAGCGCAGCAAATGTGCTGGTCGGCTTGGCAACCTCGCCTTCGGCAAACTCGCGCAGGGACTCCGCGAGATTCTTGAAGTCATCCGCCGTCTTTTGCGCTTCGGCTTGCAAGTCCCTTTGCGCCTGCAGCTGGATGTCCGCAATTGACTTTTGAGCGTCGGCAACGCGCTCTTGCGCACTGATGTATGCGGCCGTACCCGTTGAACGGATGGAGTCAACAGCGCTTTGCGCGGTCTTGAGATTAGCCAAAGCTGTGTTGTAGTTTGTCTGTGCGTGGACGTGGCGGATCAGCGCTTGAGTGCCGGCATCGGTTGTGGTTGCCAAGTCCTTTTCAAGTGCGATGCGCCGCTCCGTAGCGCCTGTTGTGTCAAGCAGGGTGTCGAGTTGATCCTGCCAGCTTGCTTTAATGGTCGCGGTTTGGAGTGCGTCAACCGCGTCGATTTGTGCCTGTGTCCAGCCCTCGGTTATGCGGGCGGCATCGCTGATGGCTTTGTCGAAAGCGGCCAACCCCGTCGTGTTACCCGCTGCATCAAGCATGGCGCGGTTGAAGTCGCTGGCGACCTTCTCGGCTTGCTTCTTGGCCTTGATAGCCTGCACCTGGTCAAACAAGCCTTGGTTGCTTGCTTCCAGTGCGTCGCGCTGGCGTTGTAGCGCCTGGGCATTGGTGTCGGTCAGGCTGTTGAGTTCGTCTTGCAGGCCGTTTTTCTGCTCCAGCACTTTGAGGGTGTAGGTATCGAGGGCGTTTTGGGTGACCTGGTTTCTGATCTTGTTTTTCTCGCCCTCATCGGTGACACCCTCAAGGGCGGCGGCCAGCGCGACCTTGTTTTCAATGGTTTCTGCCAAGGTGTTGTTGCCGCTGGCGCGCGCGATCTGCGCTTGCAGGGACTTGCCTTCAGATTGCAAGCCTTTCAGGCTGGCGGCAAAGGCGTTGGTGCTGTCAGTCACGGCTTGGGCGGCGTTGACGGCATCGACTTGCGCCTGCGTCCATCCCTCGGTCAGCCGGGCTGCATCCGAGAGGCTCTGCTCAAAAGCCTGCATGCCGTCTGTGCTGGTGCTGGCGCGGGCCAGTGCATCGTCATACGACTTGGTGATCTTGGCGGCTGCTGCTGCCTCTTGCGCACCATAGACGTTGTCGATCTGGCTTTGCGTCCAGCCAGCAGCGAGTCGCTCTTTGGTGGTGTCCTCGCGCTCACGGGCTTTGAGCGATGCGGTGTCGCCGGTGGCTGTCCACATGGCTTCCTGGTAAGACTTGGTAGCGCTGAGTGCCATCACCTGGCTAAACAGGGCACGGTTGCTTTCATGCAGTGCATCACGCTGCTTGTACAGCAACTGAGTTCCGGTCATGGTCAGTTGGTCAAGCTGGTCTTGTATGCCCTGGCGTTCGTCGGCAATTTCTTTGAGGCGGGCAGTTTCGGCATCAGCAGCGCTGGTGTCGGGGGTTGTGTCGCTGTCGGTTTGGCTTTGGATTGCACTGTAAACACTGTTCGTTGCTGTAACAAAAGCTGTGGCAAGTTCCTTCCCTGTCTCCCCAAGGATTGCATCAAACTCGTTTACTTTCGAGCTGTTGGTAACGTAGCTCAACACCTGAGATTCGCTGTACCCAGCGAATCCTGGCAGAGCCTTGACAAGGTCGTTGTACGCATCGGTTTGGTTCCTCTGAGCCACTCCGAGTTCGGTAGTCCTACCCATATTGATGTTGTACTGATCGGACGCGCTGCGCAGTGCCGCCATTGACTGTGCAGCCCGGTCAGCGGCTGCGGCCATGTCGCCGATACCGCCTTGCAAACTCATCAGGCTGCCAAGGTAAGCGCGGTTGGCGGGGACGTTCTGGTCTAGGGTGCGAGCGTTGTCAACCAGGGCGGTGTACCAAGCCACTGTCCCGTCTTTGGGCATTGCAAGTCCCAACGCTCCGAACTCCTTAGTCAGCTCCCCCGTTATGATTTCGAGGTTTCCTGCACTGCCGTGGAACGTGTCGTTGAAGCTCATCATGGCAGTACGGGCGGCAGTGTTGCTGGCGATGATCTCTTTCACCGCTGCGTCCTGCTCGATCAGAGTGGCGAGGTAAACCTTACCAGACTCTGACGTGTCGAGCATGGCCTGCGCCATCACAATTGCCCAACTGCTTGCAGTGAGGTCCTGCGCGGCAATAGGGGTAGCAGGGGCGGTAGGGCCAACAACGACTTCTGGTGGCCTGGTGCGCAGGGCAGCGTTTACTTTAGTCAGGTTGGCGACGTACTCCACCGCGTCAGCGGCGATGGTCTTAGTGGCGGCGTCGAAATTGTCGGCCAGGATTTCGATGCTTCCCCCAAGGGCCAGAGCACCGGCCAGGGCGTTGGCGTTGGCTTCGCTTGGGTCGGCGGCCTGTGCGTCCATCAAGCCCTCAACCATCGTGCGATACGTGTCACGCAGGCTACCGTTAACGTCAGGCATCACCAGCCCAAGCTTCCTGAAACCCTCCTCGGCGCTCTCTGTAGCCATGGCGGTCTTTTCAGCGGTGCTGTAGAAGTTGTCAACGTAACCCGCCAACAACCTCGTGAAGGTCTCGACACCGTTACCGGCCGTCTGATCGAGCTTATCGAAAGCCTCAATGATCTTGCTGGCGGTGCTGCCCCCGGCCAGGCTGACTTCAAGCAGTGAGTAGTCCAGAGCTTCAAACGCAGCGTTCACCACCACCAGACTGGTCGACAGTCTAGCCAGCGTCTGTCCAGCGGTCTCACCCTTGATAGCAAACTCACTGGCGACGTAGGTAAGGGTTTTCACCTGCTCCGTGGCGTAGGTGAATCCGCTGGACCCGTTGTCAGAGTCGCCTGATCCAAAACTGCTTGGGTCGAATACCAGCCTCTGTGCTTCGGTCAGAGTTTCTTTGTAGCTGCCTAATACGCCCTGCGCCAGTTCGTCATTGATGCGACTGAACTCTTCCGTCATCTTCTCGGCGATCTGCTCATCGGTCAACCCCTTCATGCTCACCTTGATGCTGGTGGTGAAACTGGCTACTGAGTCGGCACTTAGGCCGAGGGATTCTGCCATCATCGCCGTGTTGAGCTGCATCACCTGGAACTGGGCTGCCAAGCTGTCTTGCACCCCTGCGTCGAGCGGGCTGGTCTTGGTCTTATCGCTGCGGAACAGGCCACCCTTGTAGAACTCGTAGTTGTTGCCTGTGAACCCGGCGTCGCCACCGAAGGTGCCTTCGAGGCCGCTGTCTTTCAGCTTTCGCCCAAATAGCGCGTTGAACACACCAGACACAGCGCCCGCAATTGCGCCGGCGACAGGTCCGCCAATTGCCGATGCCGCCACAATAGCGATGTTCTCGATGGTCTCAACACCCTTGCTGACAGTGTAGCCGTTGCTGATCAGGTTTTTAGCCATTGACCCAAGCGCGATACCCGCCAGCGTGCCGCCGATTTGCGTGGCCCAGCCCTGCGCGCTGGCACCAAACTCGGTAAGCATCGTTGGAGCTGCCCCAGACGCAGTGGGTGGACCCATCACCCCCATGGATGTGGACAAGCCCATAGACTGACCAGCGCTGCTTGCCGCGAACGTCCCGAAGCCATCAGCAATGGCTGTGGTGATGCCGCCGTTGAGCGCGTCGTAGAACGACTTCACGCCACTGATAGCTCCGAATATAGACGTACCCCCGCCACTCGCTGATCCACCAACGAGGGACGTTGCGGCGCTTGTCATTGCCCCAGCAATCGGTGAAATAAGCGCCTGCACCACCATCTGAAACGGCTTGCTGAACAGCTCTTGCACCAGCAAATCACGCACGCCTTGCGCGCCTTCCTTGCCGCCTTTCATGAGGGCATCGACTAGGCCGCTTTCGATGCGGTCGTAGGTGCGGTTCCATTCGGCTACATATTTTTTCTGCGATTCGACAGCGGCGCGACTGGTTGCGCTGGCGGTGACGATGGCGATGTTTGCCGCAATGGTGTGACGATGGCGATGTTTGCCGCAATGGTGGCTTCGTCGCCTCCTGCTTTGCGAATTTTCTGAATTTCGACATCAAGGTCTAGCTGCGCTTTGGCTTGAGCCAGTGCATCGTCGCGCGCCTGTGCACTTTGGCCCATGAGTCGCGATTCAAGGTCGGCGTATTCCTGCATGGCCTTTGTGTCGGCCTTGTAGTCAATGCCGATTTGGTCGGTATCGGCGTTTCGCATGGCCAGTTTGTCAAGGTACTTGCCGTAAGCGACTGCTGCCTTGTCGGTGGCCTTGGCCTGATCTTCAAAGGCTTTTTCCTGCTCTTTTGCGATCGCTACCGCGCCGGGTTGCAGTGCTAGGTAAGCGTTGACGACTTCGTTGTACTTTTCAGCTGACCAATTGTTTTTGTCGCGGGCCGCCGCCATGGCCAGGATGGTTTCGGTGAAGTTGGCCGCATAGCCGGTGTCTTTGGCCATTATGTCGCCGTAGGCCTTTTCACCTGCGTTGACCCGCTTTTGCGCTTCGCTGAGTTTTGTATGTGCGGAGGATACTTTGGGCAGGAGACTGTGTAAGTCGCCTAACGCGACGGCTAACTGCTGTGCTGTCATAGCCTCGTCCTCATTGGCCTCAGCTATCTCCTTAGCGCGTTTGATATAAGCGTCCGGAACAGACGATGACTTAGCCATTAAGGCGTCTATTTTTTGCTGTGCTTTCGCAGCGGCCTCTTCCATCTGCCCAATGGTCAAAGGGTTGACTGATCCGCGACCCGCGTTGCTGGTCAAACTGTCCTTGGCCTTTTTCGCATCTCTTAGTTGCATAACAAGAAGATAAGCCTGATAAGCCTCAGATTTGAGGTATACATTATCGGGGGTTATCGCTAATTTAGCCTGCAACTGAGCCAGATCTTTCTCAGCGTCTTGCAACCTACTGGCCAATTGCGAGCTGGCGTAAGCGCTAGTCTCGAACATTTGGGGCAAGACATTCGTGCTAAGATTCAAAGTTCCGGCGCTTAGTAGGTTCAGCGTACCGTTCAGCAAATTCGCGGACGTGTTTACAGCATCGAATGGCATGCGAGCCAACGCGGTCCCCAATCCAGTCATTAGCTGTCCGCTTAATCCGGACCCGGAATTTCGGGCCCGGTCCATAGACTCAGACAGCGTGGCTAGATAATTCCCCAAGCCGGAAATCTCATCCGACATAGCCTTGCCGAGGCCTGACTTCACCGCCGCTTGTTTAAATAAAGTCCAGGCGGTCTTTAGCCGATTAAGACTGGCCTGCATAGACTGACTAGCCGCCTCTATATCTGGGGCTGTTTCTTTCAATAACTGAGCTGCGAATTTAGGTAGGAAGTCCTCGGCCGAAACTTTGCCAGTCTCTAGCATCTTGTTTAGCTCACCAGTGGTCACGCCCATAGCTCTAGCGGCTATCTGAAACGCACCAGGGAGCCTTTCACCTAACTGACCCTTCAATTCTTCGCTCATAACGGTGTTCTTAGAGATCATCTGAGTGATGGCTCTAAGAGCGCCGGTAGTCTCGTCTGCGCTTAGTCCTAGCACAGTGCTAGCTTGAGAAACGGCGGTAAATATATCCTTTGTTTTCTGGCCTTCTAAGGAAGTCTGACGAGAAGCGGCTGCTAACCTTACATACTGCTCAGTTACAGTCACGAAGGAGAGACCCATATCTTGCGCGCTTTGCTTTATGAAGGCCAGGTCTTTGCCTGCAGCGCCACTTCCAACTGCGAAATTTAAACTGTTTCGCAACTTATCCACTTGCACCTGAGTCTGTATAAGCGAGTCTGTCAGGTTTATCAGGTGGTTCTTTAGTTCAATTAGCCCTACAGCGATACTGGCCCCAAAAAACGCAGATTTGAAACCATTGGCCAAATGGCTCATTGCGTTGGTAGACGAATTTATGGCTGCCGTGTTAGCGAACCAAGCCTGTTGGTTAGCCAATATAGAGCTGTTGGCCTGGTTAGAGGCGCTAGTAAGAGTTGTAGTGGCTGACTGTGCATTCGCCCCAGCGGCCGCTAGTTGATTAAGCGAAGTAGTGGCCGCGTTAACCGACGTGGCATTTACTTGCAAAACCAAACTAGCCATAGAATTCATTTATCTTCCTTTAACATGACAAGGTCAAGTAATCGTAAGGCTTTACGTTCCCACATACATAACTCGTTACCTGTAAACCACTGCCAGTCCATCAGCATCTTAGGTGACAGGCCTTCGACTGTCAACCCTCGTGGTCTGTAAGAACAAATTTCCAAGTACCACCGCCATAGATACCCTATTGAATCTGGAAGCTCCGGGGCCTCGTCTAACTGCCTAGGTGTCCTACCAGTCCTATCTCTAATAATCTCTAAATGATGGCGCAGTGTAGCGCCATCACTTTGAGGTTTTTGCAGAATCTTTTCTGACGCTGCAAATTCGATTAGCTGTTCGACGAGACCCTCATAAAATTTGCCATGTCATCAGATTTTTCAACGATTTGAGCGGAAATATCTCGATTGCTACGACACAGGGTCAGGGCATTTTCCGGCGTCCATGGTTCTGTAATACCGCGCCATCCAACAAGTCTTACAGCCGCAAGTCGCTGACCGAACTCAATATCCGATTCGATAGGTTCGAATTCGACGGTCTTTTTGTTGGAGCGCATGGCCCGAGCAGCCTCGCTACGACGACGAGCGTTGATGAGGCGAGCCACTTCACTGGTAACCTTCTCGGACTGCGAACCGAGCACTTTCAAGAAGATGCCACGACGTACACCATTAGAGTCTTCCAACTCAAATTCGAAAGCCTCATCACTAGCTTTAGTGGCGCTCAAATCATTCAAACTAAACATCAGAAACCTCAATATTGTGAGTTATACCCCCTAACCGAGGGGGTGGCGGGTTTAATTAGGCCGCCTGACTATCTTGAACACTGATGATAGTCATGTCATTGGCAAGAGCCGCTCCACCCGCTGAGTTCATTTCTGCTGTGAAGTTGTAAGTACGCACGATGCCCTTTTCACCATCATCACCGGAATCACTAGACAGCTTGACTGCGGACATGTTGAAGACGCAGAAGTCTGACGCTGCGGTTTCGTCATTGGCCGCCACAATAACTATGTTGATAGGCGTACCGGCTTCGAAATAGCTCTGAAGAACCGAGTTTTCGAAGTAAGCAGTAATAGACCCAGAAACACTGATCCGGCCGCGCTGCACATCAGGGGATTTATTGGATCCAATAACCGCGCCTAATGGGGTAACTTTGCCATCGATTTTTACTGACGCGGAGCTGACCGAGGCCACTTCTACGCCTGCTACAAGGATCGCACCTGATACGGCAGTCTGTACGGCGGTTGTAGTGGCAGCTGTAGGAGTGGTAAGCACCTGGGCATCCGCCAAGGTCCGATCCAATCCCACAAAAGAAGCGCTGAATGTAGCGTTGCCAGTACTAGGCAGTCCAATATCGATAGACGCGGGTTGCACGTCTGTAAACAACTCAGATTTTCCGAGGTCAGAATACCACTCTTCGACAGTCCAATACTCGTTAGTGTGGCCTGTAAGCGGAGCCAAAGACTTCTTGCCGGGGACCGTGATTGTACAAGCCGTACCGGATCCAATGGTCATAGTCGACCCGTTTACAACCGCCACCGTGGCAACTGTAGCTGTGAGGGCCGTAATCAGTAGATTTTTATTCAGAACGTTTGCGTTAAGCCCAGTTCCGGCGGTAATGCGGATTACGTCACCGATCTTAAGTCCACCAGCGAGCAGACCCGTCGTAGTAAGAGTGTAAGCACCGGGTACTCCGGCCAATGTGATGGACAAGCCGGTCAGCGCGGGCGTAGCTGTAAAAGCTTTACGCAACAGAGAGGCGATCAGAGTGGAGTAAGTGTTAGGCGATACAACACCTGAAAGCGAGCCGGAAACTTTGCGAGTACCGTGGATAGCCCCAGTGGACTGCTGATGCTGGACAATTTCGTTATTTTCGAATGAGTCCTTTTCCAGCTTAAATTCGCTCTTTTCACGACGCATAATCTGGCCACCGGTGCCAGACGCCGCTACACCTAGCCCTGTCTGCTTTTTGAAGACCGTGATTTTGCTAATACCTTGTGCGATCGACATAGTCAACTCCTAAAAATAAATGATGAAAACGGAACCTTGACCGACATAACGAATCGGTCATCTTGAACAAATCCAGACACTATCTCGGGGGTAAGTGTAACAATAACGCGGGTGCCAGAGAATTCGAACGTCGCGCCTCTGTGAAATAACTCGCGTAACAATTCGCATCTGGTTATTACACCTCTGCTACCTGCGGATTTGGGGTACATGAGATTTATGTGAAAAACGCCTAACTCCGCATAGTTGACCCCCATTTCGAAATTATCTGGCTTCGCCAGTAACATGTAGGCGCGCTGATATGGGACGTTTGCCGCAGGTGGAGTAAACTCTAAATTCTCCCACGCTGTAGGTATAGAAGGCGAGACAGAGTTTAACGCTGTCTCTAATGCTGCACGTATGTTGATGATACTCATATCTTCAACCTAGAGGCCGCACGATCTACGATACCTGGAAAATCTAACACTGTCAAAGCCACCATGCCATCAGGGGCCTGATCACTATGTCCGTTCTCCAACGCCATAGCATACGGAACGTTGTTGTACAGGAAATGAATGTCCGCAGGTTTAGACGCGTTCAAGACGGACGATCGTATCTGATTCATAGACACGTCGCCTGTAACGTCCACGGTATCACGAATAGAAGAATCTGCGGACCCTTGCTTGTGATGCCAATTCGCCTTAAAGTGTCCAGGCTTATAATTCTTAGGCGGGGGCGAACCCCAAGAATTTGGGTCACCCACTGGAGAACGATCCACCAACTCTTCAGCAACGTCGATAATCACAGCGCGTACTAGTCTATTAGCGTTCAGAGCGCTGATAGATGCAAACGATGAAATTTCAGCTGAAAATGACACTTTATTTTGCGCTCTGGTTTAAGTTATAAAATGCTAGCCTTGGTATAGCTATTGGTAGCTAGTTTAAAAGCTGATCAGAGCGCTATCCAGAGCGCTACTTTCTACACTGAAGTTCATATAATACAACTTTATCTCCAACATAGTTAGCCGTCGCATTTAATACACTGAAAACTGCACCGTTCAGTGTTAGAGTGTCACCAGATGCTGGGACAACGGCATTCGGTATGACTAACACTTTCAAATCCGTAGATTCAATACTGGTGTTTGTCAAGTCTATCACTGTGTACTTATCTACAACGACTTTTAAAGACGTTGTAGATAAGGACGTAGAAACAGATCCGGTCGATACATCGTAACTTCCTGTTGTTATCTTGCTCAACGTGGCTGTAACCGCTAGCGAGCCCAAAGAATTCACAGCTTTCGATATTGCTGATTGAACCTTTAAGGCTAAATCAGTCATACTCTCTGCAGTGATACTGCCCTCACTTCGTTACTCGACCCAGTCGCGTAGTCACCCCAATTAACTAACAAATTACGAACGATCTGTGGAAGGCCTTGGTTCTTAACCTGGTCCGAAAAGTTTACACTTATAGGGCCTACCTTAACACTGGTGAGATCATTCTCTTGGGATTGAAACCCAGAGTTTGACACCATATCATAAGCCAATTCGCAGACTATATCCTTCAACTGCTTCGGAATGATCGTACTATCTACATACGCATCGCTCACTATCACATCCATGTATTGGGCGGATCCCCAGATAGAATCCGGGTCTTTTACATACGCCCTAGGCCAGCGCAGGGCCTGAGTGCTAGTAGCTTTATACCCATACCAAGAAACTAAACCGTCAAGTAGTCTTGTAGACTCTTTTAGAATGGCCTCTTTATCAGAACTTGATATGTCAGCCCAAAGCGGGCGGTTGTAGCTCGAAACAAAATAGGCATCGACTTCAGCCACTGTACAGTAGCTGTCGGCTGACGAGCTTCCTGGAGTAGCCTCTAGAGTCATTACTTAGCCTTCGAGGTCTGGGCTTTTGCGAGTGTAGGCGCCACAGGTTCGTCTGGCACGGTCACCGGGGTGTCATCTACCCACTCTACAGTGCACCCATAGTATGCACACAGAACAGGTTCAAGGAGTTTCCCGTCATCAACACTGCGAACGTGTTTGCCATCAGTGAACACGTAGCGACTGTTAACCAGGACGTCGCCCGGTTCTGCGTTTGGAAGTGTGAAAATAGCTTTAGTGATCATTTCAGCACTTCTTACCCGGCATCTTCTTGCCTGGAGCTTTTTTAGGTGTAGACTTCTTAGTGGCCATCGTATATCCTCGTTGGTATTACAAAAGAAGGGCCGTAGCCCCTCACCTTGCGATCTTAGTTGAGGATACCGACGGCAGCCGCTACGCCGAGTTGCGAGAAGTTCGCAAAGCCGCAGTAGAACTTGATACGAATGATACGCTCATCCGCAGATTCCTTAGTGCCCACGTTCTCGACACGGATCCCTGCGCTACCACGAGCTGTCAGACCAGAGATGCCGTACTTACCAGAACCGTCATCAAAAGTACCAGCAAAGATGCTGGAGCAAACGCCGCTAGACGAACCTTGGGTTTGGTTGACCGGCATGAAATCGTTCACGAAGATTGGAACGCCCCGATACATTGGCACTTGACGGCCTGACGGCAGCGTCATCACTTCATTGATGCCAGCACCGCCGAGAGCACGCAGGAGGGCGAAGTAAGAACGACGAGTGCGTGAAGGCATCATCATGTAGTCGACTTGACCGTCCTTGTCCTTCACGAGATCAATCAGTTGATCGAGTACATCGAAGGACAGATTCGAGCCCGCGGCCGCAGCCGCACCGATCTTCTGGCCCGCCGGCACCAAAGACGACAGACCAGTAAAGGTGTTCGAAGTACCGTCACCGTTGATCATGGTATCTTGGTACTGACGAGCCAGGGATTTTGATTTGGAAGCGACCTGGGCGCCGATCTGACTTTGTTTGTCAGAGCGAGTGGCTTCGATCAGACCGTTAATCTCCGCGTCACCCAAAAGGGTCGTCAGACTAGACGTAACCGCCGTGAACGTTGCGGCTGCTTTTGCCGTGATGGTACCACCGACACCCAAGAATTGCACGTCACCCAAAGCGTTTTCACGGTTGTAACCGAGGGCGTTGCCGTCGATTTCCATGAAAGGCATGAGTTCATAGATGGGGTTGACTGTCACGATATTTTCGATAATACCGGTGAGCAGCAGGTCTTGAGAGAGTTTTGCGGATTCCGCGAGGGTTACTGAGGCCATGAAAGTTCTCCAATAGGACAAAACGAATTTGCTACTTCGTCTACCCCACCGGAGAGACTTTGATAAACCTAAAGTCGCTGACTTAATGTTTATCGATATTGTACATTATAACCTGGTAGGGTGCCAATGTATATAACTATTTTCAAGGACCATGATCCTGGGGTTTAGAGCAAGCTATCCAATCCGGCCATGATTTTCTGGTTCGATGACATCTTACTCATAGCTTCTGAGCCCATGCGAGTACCGCCGTTGGCACCACCACCCGAGGATCCTTGGAACAGGTGCGGGGCTTGCTTTTTCAGGCTGGATGTCCAGTCAGCGATTGACATAGGCGTCGAACCGTCCTTGCCATAAATAGTGCTACCTGCATTGTCCACTGGCATAGGTACGCCGTCTTTGATTTGGAAGGTGGCCTTGGCTCGCAATAGAACGTCTTCGACCGCGGTGGGCTGTACGCCGGATTTAATGGCTGCATCACGAACTGCACTATCAATGAGCAGAGATTCCAACTGGCGCTGGGCTACAGAGTTTGCCTTGGTGAGATTATCGATCTCTGTGATGTAAGTGGTTCGCATCTGGCCGACGCGTTGCTCGACCACTTTATCCAATTCGCCGGCGTCAATGAGTTTCTTCTCATCGGCCTTTGCTTGCAACTTCAACAGGTCGGCGTACTTCGATGGGTCGATCCCTTTGTATTTGTCCAGCTCTTTGAGCACACGGACGTTATTTTCCCGGAATTCATCCAACTTGGTTTTTGAAACCGCGCCTTCGACTTCGAGATAAAACTTGCCGTCCTCATTCTTAGAATATAGCGCCGCTACATCTTCACTCAAACCGTCGACACTGTCGACAATGAACTTCAAACTCATGACTTAACTCCAGGTAGTGGTTTAATTAGGTCGTTACTAACGACCTTGTTTGCTTGCTCGGCCGCAGTCTTGGCGGCCTCAATCGCGGCGAGCTCTTCTAGATCTGTACGATCAGAGGAAAGCACGTCGCCCCTACGAAGGTTGAACACCAACGTTTCTTTACTGATCCCGCCACTGATATACGAGTTGACGAGCTCACGAAGATCTGCGCTAGACATACGAGTATCTAAGAACTCCTTGTCTAGCGTGATTGTAATAGATGAAGGGTCTAAAGACTCCATAACAGCCAGCCCGCGGTACACTCGGTTGATGAGTGCCTCGATGGCTCTTACAGCTGCGGCTAGGGACGCGGTCTCAGACATGTATCTCAGTCGTACAGTCTCAGCAGCCTCAGACCCATTAGAGCTCTGGCCAATAAGTCTAGCAGACAGGCTGGCTAATTGGCTCTGCTTCTCAGTCAGGGCCTTCTCTAGACTTACTAAGCCTTGACCTGTGAACTCAAGGTAATAAGCTTTAGCCGTCGGATCCGGCAATATCCAAGCGGTTGTGGATCCAATACGTAACTTCGTCGAACCGTCCACTCCAGACACGATAGGCACCGGGAGTCCTGTGTAGTGCCGGCCGTGTTCCAAATCTGCGCTAGTACGATAATGAGATATGTTGATGTCTACAATATCTAGCATTGGTGGTTTTTGGATGTCGAAACCCAACCCGAACGGGTTCACGGCATAAAACGGGATAAAATCCATGGTTTTGCCCAGGTTAGTAGGCGTTACAGATTTTATCAGTTGTTCGTCCTCGTTATATAGGTGTTGGCTGTACACTCCGTCGACTAGCCTGAGCACTCTATACTGGGTGACTAATTCTTGCTCGAACTCATCATCGTCATCTTGCTGCATGATTGTCTCTTTAAGTACAACCATCACAGGGTTTCCTGTAGGATCTGTTCGCCAGTTTATAATGCTCTCGGCCACGTAAGGGGCCAATGTAGGAGGGCCACCGCCCTCTGGGCGATCTACGAGGACTCCAAAACGGCCCATGAGTAAATTCTCTGCAAGCGCTGTTGACAGTACCTCATACAATTGCACGCCGCTGTCGTCCACGAGATACGGAGCTAGCTCCGGCGGATGCTTGATTACTGGGGGTTTCTGCGTGGCCATGCCCAACAGCGCAGATATGGTCTTACTTGTGATGGCGTAAAACAAAGCGCGGGTCTTATACGCATTGTAGTCTGCATCAGTCTGGCCAGATAGCTTCGGCAGATATATCGAGCCGGCGGCTTTAATCGCGCCCTGGCCCTCGAAGGCGTCCCGGCATTTTCTCCAGTCAGAGATTTTAGCGGCGTATTGTGGATGGAGTGAACTTACTGACATATTAAGTACCTACTAAGTCTGTTGCGTGAGCCTTCTTGGCCGATTTCAGTATCCTATATCTAATAACATCCCAGCAATGATCCTCACCATGGGAGTCTATGTCCTCACGGTTTTTCTCATCATTCTCAAGATTTGGAATCGTGCGTATCGTATGGAAGCACGTGCTAAATACAAAGAACCCTGGCTTCTCCATGGGTCGTTTCGTAGCGGCCTCCAACCGACCGCGAAATAACTGAACTCCTTGCACCCTGCTTCCTGGCGACTTATTAGCCCTAGTAAATGTTACGCCAAGAGTGGCCATCTCTTGAGCGACAGTCAAATGGCCTGGCTCGCTGCTGAAGATCGAGTTGTCAGCGGGTCCCGGCTGTACTCGCCCCCAGAGGTTTTCATCTTGCTCATAGGCTCGAATACGTCTAGCTTGCTCTGTTGCTGTGAGACGTAGCCCCTCGTGCCGTTGATTAGCGAAATACACTTCACCTATTTGGAAGATCGACCCTGCGGGTACCCACGCTTCGTTCCCAGATCCGTCGATAAAGTCTTCTCCGTCACTCTCAGCAAACCAACAAGCTGCTGCTGGGTTCGATGATCCGTAATCATAGCCCCTATCGATCTTCCAAGTGCTAGGGATCTCAAATGGCTGGACAACATGGTATTTCCCACGCCAGACATCCGCGAATCCGCCACTGCTCAGGGATTCCCAATCACCCTCGAGCATCGCTTGAACAGTAGCTGAGTCGCCCATGCCCTTCAGACGCTGGTGATACTCTGGGTCGTTCTGCATCAAGACAATATTCTCTGTCAGCTTAGCGGGCACATACTCTCGTCTCATCGACCCCTCGTCCTCTGGGGCTTTGAAGATATGATCTGCGCCAAAATCCACGAAATTCGACTTGAAGTAGTGATGCCCGACGCCCCCAGGGTTGGCTGTGTACAAAATCCTTGGAAACTTACCCAGCCAGTTATCCGGTACCTTCATCGACCCTAGACGAACACGACTCCGAATAAACCTCACCATAGCAGGTGTGAAGTGTGTCGCCTCGTCGATAATCAAAAACCCAATCTGGGCCCCCTGGTGGGTATAAATATCACTCTCGTATTGGCTGTGAGCCAACTGAATCCGACTACCATTCGCGAAACTGAAGGAGTAGTCGCTCTTCGAGAAGATACAGTCACCGCTCTCGATCAGGTCCTTCAGCATCTCAAGGTACCCACCAGGGGTATACACATGGTTGGCTAGTACTTCCTTAAATGTCCTGCGAAACAGGTACGTGATCAGGCCTGGGACCTCAAGGCTATAGACAATACTGGCAACCCGCGCCAGGTAACTCTTACCACCACCTGCCGCTCCGCCATACAGGATCTCATTTGCTGGCGAGACTAGGGCCTGTCGTTGCTTTTTATAGAGTTTGAACTCAGTCACAGGAGGAAGCCCTCTGCCTGCATAAATTCAATAGGATCCCTTGAGCTTTTCCGCCAGTTACATTTCGGGCAGAGCGCCTGCAGGTTATAATCTGTATTGTGACCGCCTCGAGCTATTGGGGTAATATGGTCGAGGTGGTAGCCCAGTCTGAGGTCTTTAAGACAGACAATGCAGGTCCAGTTTTGATAGGTTAACAGTTGAACAACCCAGCCAGGTGTGATTTCGCCTGGCGCGGCGCCACGTTTAGCTGTATACTCACGAATTTTTTCTGGGTTGAGTTTAGCATATTCGCGGCCATATTCCAAGCAGTAATCTGGATGATTCTCTTGCCAGAGTTTCATCTTCTGATTTTCTGATTCTTTATTTTTCTTGTAATACTCACGCCTATATTCTGGATTCTTCTCAAGCCAAATTTTATATTTTTCTGGGTGTTCTCTATAGTATTCGCGTTGACGCTCTAAAATATAATCGTGGTTCTTTTCATTCCAAATCTTGTTATACTGAGCTTTCTCGGCTTTATGACTCTTCCGATACTCACGCATATAAATCTGCCGAGGAGTTAATTCCGGCGAGACTACACTTGAGGTCTGGATTGTATCCATGTAATTACCAGTTCGAGAGTGCGATAGGTGTCGACGTACTCTTAATCTCTGCATCTTCGACGTCAAACAGTGATACTCTCACTACTTTGTCTTCGCGGACATCGCTCTTAACTTCGACAGATTTTAACTCTGCTTCGATATATTTGGCGATGGTCTTATGACATTCAAATTGCAGGCGGAGATCCGCGTCTTCGTGATGGGCGATGCGCGCAATACTCAGCAGCGGATGGTAGTTCTTAAACTCCGCGTGTAACATGGTTACAAGCGCAGCACTGCGAGAATGGATCGTGGGCATCATATTTAGACATTATACAAGGATCTTATACTGTGAGGAGATTATTTTCATGGGTCCGTGATTAGGGGGGGCGAAGTGCTTCCTTCGATGCCCAAACTTCAGGGCCGTCGCCCCTCGCTCTAACTTCAGGACCGTCGCCCCAAGCACGTCGCACGATGCCCCAAGCACGTCGCACGATGCCGTTTTGAAAAAATTCCCCGGAAAGGGGGCCGAGGGGTGGGGTTTGATGGCCCCCATGGTCGCGACTATTGGAGCGCTCGATGCTAGACGTCCATTGGAGACCTGGAGCGCTCCAATGGACGTCGTCCGTGGAGATCGCGTCTGGTGGAGATCGCGTCTGGTGGAGATCGCGTCTGATAGAGAGTGCGACTGTGGGAGAATCTGAGCGCTCTGTAGAGTGCGACTGTGGGAGAATCTGAGCGCTCTGTAGAGTGCGACTGTGAGAGAATCTGAGCGCTCTGTAGAGTGTGACTGTGGGGGTGAAATATATTTTTAAAAAAGTCAGCACTGTCTGAGAAAAACATGTAAAATCTAATTTTAACTAGTCAGAAAGCCTAAAATGAAAACCTTTAATATTGAAGTAGATAACCAAACTTATAATTTTGAATATAATATTTCAGATAATAGTTCAATATCTGATGATGAATTATATAATATGGTTTATATTCAGATTATTGAAGTTATTGAAAATGAGTTTGATTTAGATTATTTAGATGATAATAATGAAGATTTTGAAATCAAACTGATATCTATAACCTGATTATTTAATATTTAATATTATTTAATATTATTTAATATTATTTAATAGAGAGCACTCTATTGAGCGCCTCTGTCAGAGAATCTGAGGGCTCTGGGAAGGGCGAGCATTAGAGAATCAGAGGGCTCTATTGAGCGCATCTGTCAGAGAATCCGAGGGCTCTGGGAAGGGCGAGCATTGGAGAATCCGAGGGCTCTGGGAAGGGCGAGCATTGGAGAATCCGAGGGCTCCACTGAGAGTGTATATCTAAGAATCCATTCCAGGGATCCACATACCTCAGCTGTTCGTAAGTTCTCGGCCACGCGCGTCCGACCGAGCGCTCCAATGGGCGACGTCCATATAATCTCCTCAATCAGCGCGTCTCTAATAGTCATTTGCCCTACGACCGTCGCTCTTCGCGCTGACCTGTGCCATTCTAGCGCTCATCACCACGATCGTCTCGATCAGCGCCGAAAAGATTCTGCGATCT